TCGATACCGACATCGTGTTGCGCACCGATTTCGAGATCGCGCCGAAGTGTCAGGGCATTCCCGGCAAGCTGTGGTTGGATTTCATCTATCGGCCGCCGGTTCGCATCAGCAACATCATCATTAACGCCAAGCCTGCGCTGCTTGACAACTGTCACTAAGCGTAGACCTGTGAGAAACCTCGTGTTAAAATTCTCCTGTAGTCGAGTACAGGAGATGAGATGTGAGAGAACAATGGCGTGCGATTCCAGGCTGTCTATTGCACGAGGTTTCCAACAAAGGTCGTGTTCGAGCTTTACCGGGCGCACTCATCAACAAGCAAGCGGTGTGCAAGATTACTCTGCGAAGTACCAAACCTGATGCTTGCGGTTATCCAAGAGTAACAGTGTGCGGGCGTATACGTCATGTTCATGTGCTTGTTCTCACGGTGTGGCATCGGCCTCGACGCAAAGGCGAGGAGTGTCGGCATTTGAATGGAAACCCTGCTGATAATCGCTATCCAGAGAACATTGTGTGGGGTACGCGAGCAGAGAATCGCCAAGATTTGTTGGGCACAGGGTGGAAGCAGAGAAAGTGGAAGTACCCTGCTGAATCAGTTCGTTGGGGAAATGCTAATCACGCTACCAAGCTCACGGAAAAGCAGGTAGCGGCAATTCGAGCGGCGGATGGTTCTTGGGGTTTTCGCACTCGATTAGCCAAGAAATACGGCGTGAGCGGAGCAACGATCACAATGATCCGTCAAGGCAAGCGCCGAACTTACCCTACACAACCATAGGAGGCAAAATTGACGTGCGACAACCAAGTTGGTGTGAAAAACATCATCATGTCGTTCCGTGACTGCGACACCGATGTCGTGTACGGCCCGATCTCGCATGTGCTGTCGTCGGAGGATCTGCCGACGTGGCGGTTGTGCGCGTACAACAACGACCCGCTGCCGCATGGCTATGTCAAACGCAAGCCGACCAACCCGGAGGTCGAGATCAAGGTGATTCGCGATCTCCGCATTCCGCTGGCGATGTACCAAGGCTGTTCCGATGTGAACCTGCAGGTTGAGTATTACAACGGGCTGGTCTATTCGGCGGCTAAGGGCACCGGCACCGGCGACGACAAGAGCGACACCCACGAAGTGTCGATGAAGATCACCTTCATCGAAATCGACGAAATGCTGCCGCAGGGGACGTTGCAGCCGACGCCGGAATTGGTGCAACCTACCTTCGCTCCAGCCCCTAGCACGGTCTAGTCATGGCGTTGAACGGTGAAAAGATCCCGATTGTCCTTCAGCTTGACGACACGACAGTTGTCGATGGCGCTGTCGTCAAGCCGTTGTTGTTCTCGACCTACACCGAGTGCATCAACGAAGCCAATCGGCTGACCGAACCTAAGAGCTACGAGGCCCGGTTGCGTCGTCTGCGCCTGTTGAAACAGGTGACGTTCTACGTCAACGGCACCGTGGCTCCGGTCAGAATGCAAGACCTGTTGAAGATGACGATTCCATCGGCGCGCACGCTGGCGGCGCAGATCGACGAGTCGCAGGGCAACCCAGGTAAAATTATCAAGAAAGGCGACGGCGTAGACACTGGAATCATCTACGAGCTGGGTACGCCGATTGCAATTCAGAACAAAGACCCGATTAAAGAGCTGGAGTTTGCGGCGCAAACTTATGGTGACATCGAAGACGTGATGGTGGCACCGAATGCAGCGCAGCAGACACTGACGCTGATCTCGACCGTCGCCAAGCCGCTCGGGACTTCGCTGACTCGCTTGCCGTCGTGGGCGGTGGCTCAAATCACGGTCGCCGATGGTTGGGCCATTATGCGAGACATTCTGCCGCTTTTTCTCGAGCCGCCAGTCGAGTTATCGACCGAGTAGAAGAGTATCGTTACTACTCGGCGTCGGCTGGTGATGTAAGTTCGTTGCCATTCAAGCTTCTGACGCTGCGCATCAATGCGTTCAACAAAGTTCATCGTCAAGAAATGAGATTTCGGGTCACGCTGGCTGGAGGCAAGCCGCACTAAATGTCCTTCATCGAAAGTGCAACGCTCAAAGTAATTGATGAGTCCAGCGGCGCGATCAACAAGATCAACGCTGAACTCCGCAAGTTGCAAGCGACTGCAAGGTCGTTAAAGAGCGTCAGTGTCAGTATCAGCGTTCAGGATAAGGGCATCCAGAACGCAATTCGTAATCTCCGCAGCCTGAACCGGGAACTGCTGCGTGCTAAGTCGGCATCCAGCGGTTTCAGCATCGGCACTCAGGTGAGTGGGTTGCAGCAAGCTGCCAACCAAGCGCAGCGGATGGCGACCTACATGACGCGCGCCAATCAGCAGGCGGCTTTGGCAGCGCGTCAACCAGTACAAGCAGCACAGCGCGCTGCTGCGGCACAGCGGGCCGCTGCAGCACCGGCACGGCAGCGTGGCGGCGGTATCGGCCTTCCTCCCCATATCGGCTACGGCTTTGCCGCCGGTCTTGGCGGTTTCGCTGGTGTCACCGCAGCCGCCATTGCTCATCATCTAGGCCGCGAAACCAAGAAAGGCATCGAAGAGTCTGACATCGCCGAACAGGCGTTGCGGATGAAGCAGATCGATACTGTGACGAAGACGCCAGGAGCAGAGGCGGCTTTCCGGGAAGATATAAAACGTATTGGTGAGGAGAAGGAGAAGCTGTACGGCCCGGAGGGAATCGCTGTTAAAGGTGCTGGCGGTGCGTTTTTCAATCTGGCTCAACGCAAACAGGTCGCGTCCGAAGCGTTCGGTATCACCGCCGATCCCGAAAAAACCGCGAAAATGGTCAGCCAAGTCGAAGAGCTGGCGCGTACCAACTTCCTGCTCGGCGGCTCGATGGAGCAGGCGACCGACAACGCTTACAACTACATCAAGGGTCTTGATGCGATGGGCCGCATCAACATCCACAATCAAGAGCAGATGGACCAAGCGATTGCTCGCGGAGAATTTGCGCCCGGAACTAAGGTAAAAGATTTTCCAAACGCCCCGTTCTCAGAAGGACGACTGGCGGAATCTGTCGAGTATTTGCAGAAGATCGCGCCGGAAATCGGCAAGGAAATGACCGGCGGCTTCTTCCGGCAGATCTCGAAATACATGTCGGGCTCGAAATACGCTGCCGATTGGCGCGCCATCGGCGCGACTTTGCTGCTCGGTGAAGATATCGGCACTCGCGCCGCCGTCGGCTACAACCAAGCCGTCAAGCAACTCTCTGGCCGTGGCATCACCAAGGCGATCAATGCCAACCAGATGGCGGCCGGGCTCGGCCGGGCACAGACCGAAGCCAGTAAGAATTTGCTGCTGCACGATCTGCCAAAATGGTTGGGCGAGGGTCTGCGTGATCCCGCGACCGGCCAGTACATCATGGGAAAAGACAAGAAAGGCAGAGAACGGCCAATAGTTGAAAGTTTTGCCGACATCGCCAAGCGTAAGTGGGGGCTCGACACCACCACGGCGGAAGGGGCGTATGAGGCGGCAGCCAAAGTGGCGGGTGATCGCACTGCGGTCGACGCCATCGCTGCGTTTTTATATAACTACAAAGAAATCAAGCAGAAGCTCGATCAAGCCGACCTGCGCTCCGGTAAACCAGAGGATATTCGTCGGCTCACGGCGGACAGCCCGCGTGTTCAGTTCGCCACGCTGGAAAGTCAGTTGCAGTCCACCACTGCCGAGTTCGTCAAGCCGCTGTTGAAAGCGGCGATACCCATGACTGAATCGATTCGCAAAGGTCTTGCCACCCAGGCGGCTGACATCGAAGAGAAAAGCCGGAAGGGAACGCTGGGGCCAGACGATTATCGAACTATCTTTGCCGGGTTGGGAGGAATTACTGAATTATATGCCGCCAAACAATTGGCTGAAGGTAACGTTCCCGGGGCGATAGCGACGGCAGGAGCTGGCGCAATGATCGCGGCGGGGCCAGAGCTGTTGAAGGCAGGCGGTTTGTTGAGCAGTGCCGCAGCAGGACTTGCTAAACTGTTCGGCATTGAGCTGCCGAATTTGGATAAGGATAAAAAAGAAGGCGATGCCAAGAAGGAGAACGCGGCAAGTAAGGTCGTCGATGATCTTATAAAAGCGGCTCCACCCCAAATCAGGCTCCCTGTTGAAGCTGCTGAGCTTGCTTGGGGCGTGTTCAGAAGGTTTATGACTCCACTTTCGCCGGAAGCCCAAGTGGCGGCGAAAGCTCGATCTGATCTTGATTTCAAACAGGCCAAACTTGCCGAGGATTTCAAACGGCTAGCGGCGATAGCCGAGGAACACAAGATCCCCGAAGGCTTGGCCACGCCTAGTGAACTAAATTACATGCGGCGTCACAAAGGTGAGATGCCTGAATCTTTGAAGACAAAGATCGAGGCTGAGCGAACAAAGCTGCAAGTAGAAATCGGTAGGAATCTACGCGAGATCGACGAGCTTAGGACGAAGTTGGGTCTGGACCAGAAGCCAAAGCCGCCGGAAGAAAAACCGCCTGAACCGACACCCGCCGCTGAGATCGAACAGGGCGTTAGAGATGGCACCGAGAAGGCGAACGAGAAGGGGGTTCGCGTCATCGAGGACGGCCGCCCCGAAGGCGTGCCGGTCACCACTGCTGGACCGCCACCGGCGCTGCCGTGGGTGCCGGGCACCGAAGTTCCGGCAGTGCCAACGGTCGAGCCGCCGCCAGCAACTCCCTGGAGCGAGGATGCGACCAAGGTGAGCGAGGCAGCAACTACACTGCAAACTGGGCTGAGTACGGGTGCCGGGCAAATCCAGGCCGCTGCTTCGTCGCTAGCGGAAGGCGGCAGTCAGGCTGCATCGATCATTGCTTCGGGCGCTCTTGCTGCGGGCGCGGCCTATGGTGCCGCCGCAGCCGCCGCGATTTCGGCTGCCGCCGCGAATGTTCACATCAATGTCAGCCAAAGCGGCGGCAAGCCCGACGCGGGCGCGCAGAAAACTGAGTAGGAATTTGGCACCCACTCCAGCAGCCTTGCCTGGGTGCTGAATCAGCGGCGAAGCCGGGTTGATCCACCCGGCTTCGCCCGACTGATGAAAATCAACTTTATGACCACGGTCATAAAGTTGAAAAAGCGAACTAAACAAAAATGTCTAGATCCAACTGTGCCATCGGTCGCGGTTACGTCCCGGCGTCGTTCAAAGGTGTGTTGTTCGACTGCATCGATGCCGATGCCGAAGGCGGCCGCCGTGGTGCCGAAGGTGAATTTCCGTTCGGCGAGGACACCGCATATTGCGATCTCGGCCGCAAGATCAGGCTGTACAAACTCAACGCTGTTTTCCGCGATGACGATCATGTCGCCGCGTCTCAAGCTCTGTTTCAGGCTTGTCAATCGCCGGGACCGGGGATGCTGGTGCATCCCACGGCGGGCACCGTTATGGTGGCCTGTCGCAGCGTCACCGTCAAAGACACGCCGGAGGAGCCCGGCGAGACTCGTGTCTCGCTCGACTTCGTCGAAGCCAATGTCGCGGGCGGGCTCGGCAGCCTGGGCAATGCGCTGTTCGGCATCATTTCCACCGGGCTCGCCGGGGCATCGCAGGCATCGTTCTTTGCGGGCTACCGCACGTTCTTTGTGTCGCAGCCGTGGCAGCAGGACGTGATCGCCACCACACAAATGTTGATCAGTACCGTGGCGACGACAGTTGCGTTGGCGCTGCCTGCCGACGCTCCGGCGCAGGATTGGCGCAACGTGGCAAAGATGCAGGAAGTCGCCACCGATGCCGGGCTCGCGGCGATGCCGCAGAAGGTCGATGCCGCGCTGGCCTACGGGTTCAACGCCGTGGCGGTGAATATCCAAGACGCACCGACGCGCTATACCACGATGCGCAAATTGGCCAACATCGCGGCGTTTACGTCGACGCTACCAGCGGGGGCTGCGCAAGAGAGCGAGGAGGCGGTGTTGCAGCGACATCGCCTCCTCGCTGCCGTCGGCATGGCCGAAGCGGCAATGGCGATGCGGTACGCCACGGTCGATGACGCGCTCAACACCATGGATCAGGTCGCTGCGGTGTTCGACGACGAAGCGCAAAAAGCTTACGACGAATGCGACAACGTGCTGTACCTCGAATTGGAAAAGTACGTCACCCAGTTTCGCACCACGATGAACCAGCTTGCCTATCGGCTGCCGCCGGTGATCACTGTCAATTTCGGTGGCGGCGTGCATCCGCTGGTCGCCGCCTATGTCATTTACAAAGACGCCAAAAGACATCGTGAATTAGAACCGCGCAACGTGATCGACGCCAACGGTCGCTTCGGCCCGCTGGTTACCGGAATTGCACCGGCATGAAGCCTGTGGTTATCACTATCGGCGGCAGCGAAGTCACGCAGTGGACTGAGATGACGCTGACCCGCAAGAAAGAAAACTTGACCGGCGAACTCGATCTCACCTTGTTCGGCGGCTCGATGCCGTCGATGCCGATTTTGCGCGAGATTCTGGCGTCGAGCCCCATCGAGGTCTACGTCGCCGGGCAGCTCGCATTCACCGGCACCGTGGACCGGCGCAGCGGCAACGGTCATAACAGTAGCGATAAGCACGGCAATCGGCATCACAAAGGCAGCGGCAGCGCGCACGTGCAATCGAGCCACGGGACGCTGCATCACGGCGGCGGCCACCACAAAGGCGCGAGCGGCCAGGGCGCAGCCAGCCATCCCGGTCTCAATCTCGGCCCCAACCAATACCTGATCAAGGTGCAAGCGCGCGGTAAGTGCAAACGCCTGATCGATTCATCGCATCAGCATCCCACCACCAACATGATGCAGCCGACGACCAAGGAAGTGGTCGAGAAGCTGGTCGAGCCCTGGAAGGTGCCGGTTCAATTCTTGGGCGAGGTGATCAAGCTCGATAAAGTGCGTTTCCGCGACGGCGCGCGGGTGATCGACGAGCTACACCGCATCGGCATGGAGAACGCCTACTTCATGTACGAGACCAGGGACGGCAAGCTCAAAGTCACCGACGGCGTTGGCAGCCAATCGGGCAGCGGCGACCCGCTTATTCTCGGGCAGAATATTCTCACTTTCGAAGCTGAGCAGTCGGAAGACCAGGGCCGCAGCAAAGTGAAGGTCAAAGGCCAGCGCACTCCCAAGGATAAATGGGGCAAGGACGCGGTGCTCAAGACATTCAAGGAAGTGCAGGACGGCTGGGTCAAAAGCTTCGCCCCGGAAACGGTGCAGCACTATGGCGACGGCGACGAGAAGACGCTGGAGCGGCGGGCGCGGTTCGAGATGAACAAGCGCAGCTCGACCTGCAAGAAGCTGACTATCGAAGTGTTTCATGTCCAAACGCCATCGGGGCAACCATGGGACATTGGCGATACGCACTATTGCGAAATCCCGGTCGAGGGCATCTTCGACGTGTTCGAGGTGACCGAGTTGGTCTACTACGTCGATCACGAGAAGACGGTCAAAACCAAGCTTACGCTCTCACCCCCGCCATCCGGCGGTGCTGGCGGCGCTGCCGGTGGCTTCGGCTTGAGCAGTATCTCACAGACGCTTGGTATGGCCCGCGCCGGTCAGGCAGGGTTTGCGATGGCGGCAGGCTCATACCCCGCTCCCTGGACTGCGCCGATGCTGTCGGAATTGCCGGTGGAGACTTTGGTCGAAGCGGCTGCGAAGCAGCAACCTGAAGAATTGACACCGGAGCGTACGCCACCGTTGACGTTGCCCGATTGGTTTGGGGAGGCAGGCTGATGCCATCTGCAGGTTTTCGCGAACGCTCGCGCGATGTCCAGGACGGCTGGGAGCGGCACATCTATGGCGACATCGAGTACAACGGCCAGGGCGCTATCGCCAAAGTCAGCGGCACCGACACCAAAGACGAGGAAGCGCCGGTGATGAACGTCGCCGGTACCGGGTTTAAACTCAAGAAAGATTTCAACACTGAAGTGTTTCTGGTCGGTTCGTCGAGCGACACCACGCTCAAGCATGCGCTGCTGACGCCGCCGCGCGACAAGCAGCGCCGCTGGTCGGAAGGCCATGGCGGCATCCAACACCCGACCGACGGCTCGTTCGCGCTCGATTTCTCCGACAACATGGCGCACCTGACCAAGGCGAAATTCGGTGTCGGCGAGAATGGCGAGTTCGAGATCAAGAACAGCGAAGGCTATTTTCGCACTGACAAGGTCATTGTCGGCAAGCAGCCGGGCGTCGGCGAGCTGATCGTCAACAAGCAGGTCAAGACGCCGAAGATCGTCAACGGCACCGAGAAGCCGCCGAACTTCGAAGGCAGCAAAGAGGAGCCGGTCAAGCAGCAAGGTCAGGGCGGTCAGCATTTGCTGCTGGTCGTCAATAACAGCCTCGTCGTCAGCAACGAGCCGGTGCCCGCACCCACTGCGCTGGCAAGCATGGGCTCGATGGAAGGCTATCATTTGGACTTCGGGTACTTCTGAAAATGAGCGACCCTAACGTACTCAGCATCAAGCGTCGGCTGAGCGGCCCGCCGGGGCCGCCGCCGGTGCTGTTCAATGCCGAGATCTGCTTCAACGAAGTCGATAACACGATGTGGTACGGGCGCGGCGACCGTGGCGACGGCGTTGCGGCCCAGATCATCCAGATCGGCGGTGGCGGCTCGGGCGGTGGCGAGCAGGGGCCGCCGGGACCGGCCGGGCCGCAGGGACCGGCCGGGCCGCAGGGACCGCAGGGGCCGACCGGCTCCGATGGCGCGCGCGGCCCCATCGGCCCGCAAGGCCCCGCTGGCACGACCGGGCCCGCTGGCCCTCCGGGTCCGACTGGCGCAACGGGATCGCAGGGACCGGCCGGTGCCACCGGCGCGCAGGGCCCCAAAGGCGACACCGGCGCGCAGGGCCCGCAGGGGCCGCAGGGCGTTCAGGGACCGACGGGAGCGACCGGCACCGGCATCACCATGAAGGGCTCGGTGCCGACGTCGGGCGATCTTCCCGTCAGCGGCAATACCCAAGGCGATGCCTACCTTGTCCAGGCAGACGATTCGCTGTGGATCTGGGATGGGACAGCTTGGGTCAGCGGCGGCTCAATCCAGGGCCCTCCTGGAGCCCAAGGACCGCAAGGCCCGCAGGGAACGCAGGGCCCTCCTGGTCCACAGGGCCCGGCCGGGGTGGTGACGACATCGCCACCGCTGGCGTTGTCGAGCGGTAACCTGTCCATCGATCTGTCGGCCTATGCTCTCCTCGCATCCCCGGCGCTGACCGGGGTGCCGACGGCACCGACTGCGACCGCAGGGACCAACACCACGCAGCTTGCGACCACGGCATTCGTCACAGCAGCCGTCGCCGGTGGTGGCGGTGCCTATGTCGCCAAGACCGGCGACACCATGACCGGCCAGTTGCAGCTTAGTTATGCGTCTGGTGCTCCGCTTAAGGTCAACCAGCCGTCAAGCAATGTAGCCATATCGATTGTTAAGCCGTCTGCAGGAACGACCTACGCCAACGCCATCTGCGGCTTTACCGGGGCCAATCCACGCTGGCAACTAAACCTTGGCGATAACACCACCGAGCCAGGAAGCAATGTCGGTTCTGATTTCTCGATCTGGAGCATGCAGGACAACGGCGCGGTCCTTGGCACGCCATTCAAGATCACCCGCGCCACCGGTGTTTCTACATTTGGCGCTAATGCCATCATAGCAACAACAAACCCGACGTTAGTCCTGAACAAAGGCGCGTCCGGCCAAGAAGCTAACATTCTTGGGCAAACCGCTGGCGCTAATCGGTGGCAAATTAACTGCGCCAATAGTGCTGCCGAGAGCGGCAGCAACGTCGGTTCGAATTTTGACATCAATCGGATGAGCGATGCGGGGGCGTTTCTTTCGACGCCGATTACGATCAACCGTAGTACTGGTCAGGTTAGTTTCCAAGGCGGTTCAAACGCTGCCTGGACGGTTAACGTAAGAGGTACGACCGGTACCGGTCAGTCGTTTGGCCTGCTTCTCGATGCAGGCACCAACACCTCTGACATGCCGTTGCTGGTTCGCAATCAAGCGCAATCCCTGAACTTCTTGCAGATAGACGGTGCCGGTCGTGTCTACATGCCAGATATGGCCAGCAAGCTGAATATCGGTGGCTTCGGTCAGGGCAGTGCCTCAGTGTTCAATATTCGCTACGACAGTAGCGCTCGCGGTGGCATCGAAATCAGCACGCCATCAACCGGCACTGCCGGGAACATTCTTTCGATCTACAACGGATCAAGTCAGGGATGGACCTGGACCTGGGCAGGAACAAATCAGTCCCAAATTAATGTGAACGGTCAGTTTTACTTCACTAGCGACCTGAAAACCACGGGTGGGCTTTATACGGCGAACGCCATTACTATCGGTGGCGGCGGTGCCGACATCACCGGCAAAGTCTGGCATCGCGGCAACAACGCGGGGGATTGGGGCAGCATTTTCCAAGCGCCGGGCTATGGTTTGCTCGTCATCGGCGGCACCAGCAGCAGCGATACCGCATTTCAGGTCAGCAATGCGGCGCAGACCGTGGCGATGTTCTATGTCAAAGGTAATGGCGATGCTGCTCTTTCCGGCAGCATGAACCTGGGTGTTAACATCCTGGTCGGCGGTCAGGGCTACAAGCCCGGCGGCGGCACCTGGGCTGATTCCAGCGATATTCGCATCAAGACCGTGCTAGGCGACTACGTCAGCGGACTTGATGAAATTCTGAAACTCAAACCACGGTTGTTCAAATACAAAGGCAACGATCATATTTTTGCTGATCAAGATTCTCCGCATAAGCAGGTTGCCGAGAGCAACAAAGTGTTCATCGGGCTGGTGGCGCAAGAAGCTGAACACGCCATGTCTGAGCTGGTGGAAAAGCGCGATGGTTTTATCGACGGCGAGCCGGTTGACGATCTGCGCAGCATCGACAGCACGCCATTGATTTACGCGCTGATCAATGCCGTCAAGGAATTGAGTGCGCGCGTCGAAGCGTTGGAGGCAGCACGATGATGCATCTTAGAGGCAAGTGTTCGAGCTTTGGCGGCCCCGATGACGAAGGCGTCAGCGAAGACGAAGGTCTGGCCTTCATCTACGATTATGACACCGCGCCGTATTTGTTTCTGCTGGAGCAGCCCTACGGCAGCAGTGGATTAGCTCGGCGCTTGAACCCGGCGGTGTACTACATCGCCTGCCGCTGGGACTACGACGAGTTCCCGAAAGACACGCTGCTCGATCACATGGCACTGGTGCGCTCGCGCGAGACCGGGCGCGAGTTCCTCGCCACGCCTGCCGATTGGGGGCCGCACAAAGATACCGGGCGGGTTGCCGACTTATCCCCCGGGCTGATGGCCGCGTTGCAAGTCGAGACCGACGATGAAGTAGAAGTGATATACCCTGCCCCCGTCACGGGATCGTGACGTTTTTATCACAAGGAGGAATATGCATGCCGATGCTTGCTTTGATTATCCCTATCAGTGGCGGCGCTCCTGACAATTCGTTGCCGGGATCGCCACCGGGTATCTGGCCGTCGCCGGGTCACCCGGCTCACCCGATTGCGCCCGGCGGTCAACCGCCCGGTATCTGGGGCGGTGCGCCGTTGCCGCCGACCGGCGTCTGGCCTGGGCCTGGGCAACCTCCGGGGATTTGGGGCGGCGCGCCGTTGCCGCCGACCGGCGTCTGGCCTGGGCCTGGACAACCTCCGGGGATTTGGGGCGGCGCGCCGCTGCCGGGTCACCCGGCTCACCCGATTGCGCCCGGCGGTCAACCGCCCGGTATCTGGGGCGGGGCTCCGTCGTATCCTGACAATTCGCTGCCCGGTGGTGGCTGGGGCGGCGGTGGCGGTGGTGGCGTCGTGTCGCCGCCGATTTACTTCCCGCCTGGATTCGACGTGCCGCCCCCGCCGCCGGTGCCGGAGGGCGAAGCTCTCGCACTGGTGATCACTGCGGGCGGCGCTAAGTGGTTTACTTACAAGACTGAGCGGCCGGAACATAAGCCAGTTCCGATGCCCGAGCCGAAGAAATAATAAACGGCGTTCCTCCTCCGTGTGGGGCCTGCATCTGTCCTCCCCGGCTGATGCAGGTTCCTTCGGTCTGATTGGGTTGCGTGCCACGCTTGGGAGAGCGCCCCGCAACCCCCCTTTCAGTGAATGGCCATATTAGATCCCTGCTTAGAACAAACCAAAGGCAGACGCCGGGTCTTCTGGACCACGCAGCGAATCGCTTGCGGTGAATACAATCAGTGCGGTGCCACCTGCGCGCTGCCGGGGCTGCAATACGAGAACACGGCCGAAGGCCGCACCATCGTCAACGACGAATGGCTGGTGTCGCTGATACTCAATATCCTCAACACCCGGGCGCGCAGCGATCTGCAGTGTCCGACGCCGATGGCGATCTATGGCCATTGGTCTGAGAGCTATCGCAAGGACGGGCTCTATATCGGCTCGACGCTCTGGAACGCCGCTGAGAAGAAATACATTCGCATCGCCGACAGCGTTCGCGCCATCGAGGCAGCGGTTAAGGCCGACATGGCCAAGTTGGTCGCGCTCGAACTCGCATCCAGCGTCAACGTCGCTGCCGAGTATATCGGTCGCAGTCAGGTCGCGATCATGGTCGAGGCCGTGGTGGCGCAGAACAAGCATGTTCTCAACTTAGCCGGTTCGTTCGTTTCCGGCGCTTGGGTTTGGCAGTATCCCACATGACCTGTGTCATCCTGCGGCCTGACCCCCAGGCACTGTTCGACCAAATCAAGAATCAGTTCGCCTCGACCGTGCTCGGCGGCGGGCTGGTGATCCCGGAAAGCAACGAGTGGTATGTCGTCTCCAACGACTACGCCGCTGCCGAACAATTCTTCGCCATCGCCGACCAGATGTGGCGTGAGAACAACCCGGCGACGGCATGCTGCGACAACCTCTACAAGATGGCAGCGGCGAATGGGGTGTTTCCGCGACCGGCGACGACGGCGCAAGGCTATGTGAGATTGACGGGCACCGCTGGCGCGGCGGTGCCGCCGGAGTTCGAAGTGTCAACATCCCAGGGCACCTACGTTTCCGTTGGCACCGTTCCCATGACCATTCCCGCCACCGGCACGGTTGTGGTGCGGGTGCAGGCGCTGCTGCCGGGGCCTGATTTCAATTCGGCAGGCACGGTCACCGAAGGCACGCTGACGACGCCTGCACCCAATATCGACGACACCGTCATCGTCTGCGGCGGGCTGTTCTGTAACGGCGCAGTCGCGGAAGACTGCGAGACTTTCCGCAAACGCTATCTAAGCCGCCTCACCTATCAGCCCCACGCCACCCAGGCTTGGGCGAAGGCAAAGCTTCTGGAATTTCCCTGCGCTACGCGGGTGTGCGTGCGGGAGGGTGCCTGCTGCAAATGCAACGCGCAATGCTCCGAATGCGGCTGCGTTAACTGCGGCAACCGTCTGGAGTTCTACGTATTGTTCGACGACAGTTTTTCCTGCGGCATTCCCCCGCAGAACGTCGTGGATGACATCAACACGTGGTTCTTCGGCGAGCACCAGGGGTACGGCGAGGGGCAGGTTGAAATCGGGGTCTGCGGGCTGATTCATACGCCCATTCCTTTACTTGTAGACGTAGTGATCGACATCGAGGGCTGCCCGACATCGACGCAGAAGCAGGTTATCAATGACCTTATTGTTGCGTTGTTCCGCCGCATCTGCCCCAGCATCCCGCTGCGGGTCAAGCAAATCGAGCTGCTGATCGCGTCGGTGATCGGGGCTGACGTCAACGCTTCGGCGCGATTTGTCCTGGTCGATGGCGAAAACCGCAGCGCGGTCCTCGTCAATGTCTGTGGCGATCTGGAAGTCGAATGCGACGTGCTGCCGTGTCTGCGTAACATCACTTACACCGGCCCAGACAGCTTGAAGCCGCCGTGCTGACCCCGTCTCAATCGAGCTACACGTTTCCCATTCCCCCCGGTTACGCGCTCACTGCCGACGGCTGCCAGCCGGTCGCAGTGATCGACGACCCGGCGTGCTGCCCGCCGCCGCTGTGCGGCAACGACCTGTGCTGCACCTTCGTTGCCTTCTTCAATCTGCTGCCGTCGGGGCCCTTGTGGGACTTCTGGAAGGCGAAAGCGATTTCGTACTTCCAGCACAACCCCAACCCCGACCCGATGCAGTGCCCGCTGATCAATGACCCTGACTGCCCGTCGCTGGTGCTGCACGCGATCTACTGCGTGCTCAAGCTCAAGGCGGTGGTGCACGACGCGCTGTGGCCCGCGTTGCGTGAGAGCAACCCGGCGACGGCGGTGACCACGCTCGACTACTGGGTCACGCAGTTACAGTGGGAGGACTGCTACGCGCAGCATTGCCGCTCGCTGCTGCTCGGCACCTTGACGCCCTACGAGATCAACAGCGATTGCGGGCCGCTGTTCTGCCCGGCCGACATCGACCCTAAGCTGCTCGATGCGGTCAAGCATGGCGTGCTGAAGGCGCTGTCGCGTTTGCAGATGGGGGTGATCAAGAACCTGTGCGGGCTGAATTGGGTCATCGCCCCACTCAATACCGAGATCGTCGTCAAGCAGCCGCAATCGCCGAACCCGCCGCTACCGCCGGAGCCCGATCTCAACCAATGCCAAGGCTACTGCGCGGAGCCGATCAGCTTCGTGGTGCAGCCGATCAGCGACAAGCTCGACGCCGTCGGCAACGGCGAACTGTGCGAGACCCAGATGCCGCCGGAGCAAATCCCGGCCTACTACGATTGGGGCTGCATGACCGACTTGCCGATGGGTCTGCCCTACCAGATCTGGCCGGGCGTGCTGGCAGCCGAATGCATCGTGCGGTCGCTGATGCCGGTGACCTGCCCCACCAACATCATCCGGCACGACTGCGATAAGTTCAATCTCACGGCATTAATTCAGGAGCGCGCCAACGCCATGGCCGCCGTCGATGCCTTCGTCGTCAGTTTCAACTACGCCGTGGTCGAAAAAGCAGCGGCGACCGACACCGTCGATGCATCCATGGCCACCGGCTCGATCAGGGAGCAGGCGCACGCCGCCGACAGCGTCAGCATCGCCAGCGGCAGCAGCTATGTCGTCCTGATTGAAGAGAAAGCCAAAGCCCGAGACACCGTGAGTTACGGCGGTGGCGGCATCTACACCGTTTCGATTGTCGAGAACGCCAACGCTCAAGCCAGTGTCACCCTTCCTGTAGTGAGAGAAGACGATGCCTAGCATCTTCCCCGAAACCATGGCTGGCGGCGTCTTCATTCGTGACGCCAGCGGCAACCCGCTGTACCCGCAGGGGGTCGAGAACGCCTACGCACCGGCGGCGGGTTACATCTCGACCTGTCAGTTCACGGCGCTGCCCAGCGACTGCACGGCGCGGTGGGAGCCCCGGCAGGCCAACGCCATCGTCTCGGAGATGCTGTCGCTGGCTGAGTGCTGGGATGCCGATGGGGCCTGGGATTGCGGCACTCCGCACAATCTCTGCACCTCGTTCAATTCGTGGGTGAACAGCACCCAGATCAATCAGATCGGCAACAAGGTGGATCGCGCTGGCGACACCATGACCGGCGATCTGACCATTCAGAAGAACGGCCCGACGTTGCAATTGGTCAGGACGGTCAGCAGCGGCGGCGCGGCGATTGTCGGCAACCAGGGTACTTATGGAAACTATCGCTGGTCGGTCGTGCTTGGCGATGGCACCGCAGAACAGGGCGGTAATACTGGCTCGAATTTCGAGATTAACCGTTTTGCCGATGACGGCTCGCTGCTCGGCAGTGCGCTTGAATTTGACCGCGCCACCGGCAGCGCCAATTTTTACGGGCAGGTGGTCAACATCGACGGCAACTACTACGGGCCGGTGACGCTGGACCTGCGAACCAACAGCCCCGGCCAAGCGGTCACGATCTGGGGCGGCAATCTCAGCACCGGGCACCGCTGGGCGATGCAGCTCGGTGAAGGCACGGCGGAAACCGGCGGCGATGCCGGGTCCAATTTCGCCATCTACAACTGTTCCGACAACGGTGCAGTCAAAAGCGGGGCGCTGCAGATCAGGCGCACCGATGCGCATGTGACGCTGTCGGAAACCATGTCGGTGGCGCGCGACCCGGCAGCGCCGCTGGAAGTGGCGACCAAGCAATACGTGGACAATGTCTCGACCGGCGGCTCCGGCGGTGCCTATGTGAACAGGACCGGCGACACCATGACCGGCGATCTGCACATCAACGCCAATGGCGTGATGATCTCCGGCGGTGCGGCGCAAATTCAATTCAATGCCAGCGGTGGTGTCAATAATACCGGGTTTCAGATCGGCCGGTCGTTGTCCGGTACCAACTCCAACGATTTCTACATCTACAATGCCGTTGCCGGTAACACACCTGTTTTCATCAACAACGCCGGTTTTATCGGCATCGACACCAGCAACCCGGTGGTGCAGTTGGACGTGAATGGCGACATTCGCGCTCGCGACACCATTCAGATCCAGCACCCGACCTCGTCGCAACTGCAACTGCTCGATGCGAACGGCACCGTTAAATACCAGATCGGCCGTTCTCTCGGCGGCGGCAATGCTCAGAATTTTTACATTGTCGATACGCAGTCGGGCTCAGCCCCATTCATCATCGCTCCTAACGGCGCTATCGGTATCAACAACCTGCAGAACCCAGTTTATTCTCTGGATGTCAACGGTAGTTTCCATTGCACCCAGGTTGCGGTGATCGATTTCGCCACCCGCGCCATCAGCGGTGCCGGTGGCGGCGATGCGGCACTCTGTGTCAAGACCAACGCCACCGGCTTCGGCGGCATGCTCGCGACCAACATGAATAAAGGCCAGTATGACGCCGCTGCCGTCTGCGTCATGGGTGCCGACACGGCAATGGGGTTTATCTGCGCAGGCAGCAACAATTTCACTCAGCTCGCCGGTTCCGGCACCGTTAATATCGGTTCGACCAACGTCGCTGTCGGCTTGGTCGCCGGTAACAATCTGGCCGGGGTTATCAGCCCCAACGGCACGCTGACCTGGGGCAATCCCACGCCCGGTGCCAGTGCTCCCGGCGTCATCAACGCCCAGGCCGTGTTTGACGACAGCGTGCAGTTGACCTGCTTCGGCGTCGAGCAACTGATTGACGGCAAGCTCGATGTCGAGAAGTGGGACCAGCGCAGCTCGACCGGCCGCAGCGATCTGGTGCATCGGTTTAAGGACATGCTCGATGCCGGGTACCAACCCGACGACCCGGCGAGCTACATCGACAGGCTGATGCAGGATCGGGCGCTGCCGGGAATGCCGAACGAAGCCGAGTGGAAACAGAACGGGCAAAGCCTGGGCGAGATCCACAACCGGCTGTGGCTGTCGGTCGAACTGTTGGCTGCTGCATTTGTCGGCAACTACAGCCGACAGGAACAACGTATCCGCGATCTTGAAGCGCAAGTCGCCGCATTGCTGAAGGAGTAACCTCGATGACCGGCATCATGCCTGACAGCGGCGTCCCTTGCACCGACGCCAGGAATTCGCTCTGCACCCCGATCATCAGCCCAAACTGCAACGGGCTGTGGTACAGCACCTCGCGCTGCACTCCGCGATTCGATCCTGCGGCAGCCAATGCCGTCGAGGCCGAACTGATCAACCTGATCAACAAGGCCGCGATGACCTACGACTGCTCGCGGCTCGATCAGGTCGAGCACGCGGCCCGCTATCTGATTCAGCGTGGATTGCCGCGCGCGGCAGGGTTCGGCAGCGGCCCGGTGAATTTCACCACCTCGCTCGACCCGACCGCCACCGGCTACAACGACTTCATGACGTTGACGGCGATCTCGCTGATGACGTGTGGTAACTATCCCACGCTCAACGTCGATGGCCTGGGCGTGCGGCCGATCCTGCGTAATGACGGCCAGCCGCTGCTATACGGCGACATCGTCGGCGGCAAGCCGTTCATCATCGCTTACTTCGCCGGGGCTTGGTATCTGTGCGGGCTGGCGCAATCGCAGGTGCCGATCATCGCCGGGTCGGTCGATCTTTGGATCAGAACCGACGGCAATGACAGCACCGGCGACGGCAGCGCCAACACGCCCGACAAAGCCTTCGCCACCATCGATGGAGCCTGGGCCAAGGCCGGTGGCCGCTACGCTTCGACGCCGCTGTTCACCATGAACTTTCGGCTCGGCATTCCCGGCACCTATCGCGGCGGCGCGATGGGGCCATTCGGCGGCAACGTGTCGCTGACCGGCGATATCAACGCCCCCTCGCAGTATATCCTGACCGGCCGCGATATCGGCAATAATAACTGGGCCTCGCTCGCTGCCACCTACATCTCGGAAATGCGAGTCAGCGGGGTGACGTTGAACCGCGATGCGCCGCCGCCTTATTCCGCCTACGCTGCCTGGGTTGGCGGTGGCGGCGGCCGCACGTTGTTTGATCACTGCATCTTTGATACTCGGCAAGCCAATCCCAGCAGCGCCTTCCTCAATATCGGCGGCGGCTCTGCCGGTTGCAGCAGCGACACCACGTTCTATGGCCGTGGCCTGCCGATCTCGGCGCTGCTCATCACCAATTACGGCGGGCTGTGGGCCGGTGGCGGCTTCCCCGGTCCCGTTTACTTCGACTTCATCGATTGCCCGATTACTTCCGTCGGCTCATCGATGGCAGCGGGCGGTCTCAGCGAGATCAAATGGGACACCACGGCGGTGCTCAGGTCGAACAACGTCACCGGGCCGCAATACATGGTCACCGAAAACTCGATCATCACCATGCACGGCAACCCGTGTCCGGGCACGGTGGCGGGCTCTCAGAGCAACGGCGGGCTGTTCATCCCATAGGAGCTAGTCAATGGCTGACACGGTCGAAACGCTGCGCGCCGATCTCGACGCGCTGCAGGCTGAGTTCAACAATTTCAAAGCACAGACGGCGGCGGTGGTCGATCAGCACGACAACAAGCCGCTGCCGCCATCGCCGCTGACAACGATGATGCGCACCGGCCCCAGCATCACGCCGGTGGTCACCAAGCCAGCGACATGATCGAGCTGTTCGCGCAGTGGATCATCGTGCACAGCGTCGATAAGCGCGAGATCGTGCTCAACGTGCCACAGATCACCAGCATGACGGCGCGGCAAGGGCAGAACCGAAACGTCCATCACGACGCAACCTGTTTGATCAATCTCGCCGACGGCAAATTCGTCACCACCATCGAGACTTGCGACGACGTGCGTCGGCTGATCAGGGGGAAGGAATAGCCATGGCCTACAAATCAGTCGCCATCAGCAGCGGTCACGGGTTCTACGTGCGCGGCGCTGCGGGCATCATCGACGAGGTGGACCAAGCCCGACGGGTGGTCGAGCGCGTGGCGGGAGAGCTGGTCTCGCGCGGCGTACAGGTGTTTCCGTTTCACGACAACACCTCGCAATCGCAAAGCCAGAACCTGGACGAGATCGTCTCGTTTCACAACGCGCAGCAGCGCGAGCTGGATGTCTCGGTCCACTTCAATTGCTATGAGCAAACCGACCAGCCGCGTGGCGTCGAGGTGCTATATTATTCGGAATTCGATCTGGCCGATGCCTTGTCCAACGCCATGGCGGTAGCGGGAAATCTGGTGAATCGCGGAGCCAAGCAGCGCACCGATTTGAAGTTTTTGAACTCCACCGAGATGCCCAGCGTGCTGCTGGAGGTCTGCTTCGTCGATAGCGAAGTTGACTGCCGCGAATACGACAACAGGTTCGACGCCATCTGCTGCGCCATCGCCGACGTGATCGGCGGCCCCATCGAGCAGATCGATATGCCAGTGCGGCCAGAGCGGCCGCCGGTCTCGCCGCCACGCTTGGGGCGCATGGACATCGAGATTTCCGGCAATGTCATGGTCACCATCAACGGCGAGATCGTCCACAGTCCCGAACATGAACTGACAACGGAGTTCGTAAGATGATCGAAACCCACTGCATCGGCCCTTGCGCTGCCCCCGTCCAACTGCCGTTGCCGCTGCCGCCGCCTGCCTATTCGCCGCCGACCGGCGGCACCAACCCGACGCCGCCCCCGCCAGTGCTGAGCGCGATCTCGCCGACGGCGGCGCAACTCACCACCGCGCCGGTGACGCTCTACGTCAGCGGGGCCAACTTCACCTCGAACTCGGTGGTCGAGATCGACGGCACCGTGGTGCCGTCGATGTTCATGAGCGACAGGATGCTGCAGGCACGCGCTCCGGCACTGGCGGCGGGCGCGCACACCGTCACGGTCGTCACCGACGGCGCATCCAGCGGCACCAAGACCTTCACCTATGTCGAGGTGCCGACGATCACCGGCGTGGCTCCCAGCAGCGCGCCGGTCGGCGCGATAACGTTCTCGGTCAACGGCACCAATTTCACCAGTGCAGCAGTGGTGCTCTTCGACGGCGCACCGATCACGACGGCTTTCGTCAGCAACGGTCAGGTGCGTGGCACCGTCACCGGCACCGTCCCCGGCACCCACCTCGTGCGGGTCCAGGATGCAGGCGGCACCACCGGCGTCGAGTACTTCAGCTTCACCTAGCAGGAGAAAGCGCCATGGGTCTCGTCGTCAGCGTTCTTTATCTGCTGCTGAATATCGCGGTCCTGCTGTTGGTTGCCGCCATCATTTGGTGGTTTCTAAAGTGGATGGGTATCCCGCTCGACCCGTGGGTCTTGAAGCTGTGCCAAGTCATTCTGGCGCTGCTGGTCTTGATTCTGGTGGTGAGCTGGATCGCCGGTGTGGTTCCGACACGCGGGATTTTCAGCGGCTGGCATGCGGCGTGGCTGCTGTTGCCACGTCGCTTTGTGTAGAATCGCTTGCGCGCGTAACCGTCCCATCTCAGCGGGGCAGTAGCCTTCGTCGGCACAAAAACCATAGCACCGACGACCGTCGGGGCAGGCTCCCTTGTACCTGATTCGATCCCGGTTCACGCCGCGTTCACACGCAGTTCCACTGGTTTTTCTGCACCGTCGAGCATCTGTTGCAGCGCCTTAACGACCAGCGACATCTGCGGGCCGCGTATGGTATATCCACGATGGCCTTTGCCGATGGCGACGTTGATGTCGTCGGCGAGGCTTTTCACTTCATCACGGTTGGCAAGCAAGCTAAGCTCCTGTTCTCTATGGAAGCGGTGCCCCTCGTGGTTGGTCTAGAACCACGAGGGGTGTTGGACCGTCGCCACTCATAACCTTCGACGGCGGTCTACCGGCGCGTGCTGACGACCTTGAACGGGTACGTGCTATTTGACAGGGCCGCAGGTCGTCTTTCGGTGGCGAACCACGCGCAGTCCACACAGGGGTTGTCCCTGCCAAGACGGAGGCCGCTACTGTTGATCGCAGTAGCGGCTTTTCGTTGATATCGTCGCATTGTTGACAAAGGCTTACAAGTTTTTCAGTGTACGCTTCTGGATTTATCGCCGGTTTTATAGGTGTGTTTCTCGATTTCAATCAGCGCACCAATGAGCTGACCTGTAGCTTCCTTACCAAGCCGTTTCTGGTCTTCCGGCGGTGCCGAATTAATCATGTCGAGTGCCAACTCAAGGAGTGCCCGTATCAGAACAGCATCCTTGTACGTTCCTTGCGGGATGTTGGCCTCGATTAGATCGCCGATCACGCAATGCGGGCAGAGATCAGACAAGTCGGTCATCAGCTTCTCCGGCAGCGCCACGACCGGCCTCCATTGGTGTAGTAGCGACCCTTGCCTCGACAGATGTCGTAGGCATAGGAACGCCTAAATTTACGTTTGGTTTCTGTATATTCTCGAGCCGGTGCCGCTACCTGCACCGGCATCGGCTCCAGTTCCGGCGGCGCGGTGACGGTCAGCGGCACCACCGGCGCTTCCGGCGGCGCGCTCCAACGCTGCTCGATCTTCGCCGGAGCGGCGACGGCGAGCTTGTCGCCTTTGGTCACCCACACCGACACGGGTGGCGGTGGCGACCCGAACAAGTAAAGCAGCGACAGCAGGATCAGCATCGCTGCGATCACCCCCACCACTGCCGAAATCACGTTGGTCATCAGGCATGTACGGGGCTCACGCCGCCGTGCTCCCATTTGTGGGTGGGGCTGCCGTCGGCCAGCACCACCCGGGTCTGCCGCACCAGGGTCCAGCGGCGCGCGAGGTCGTCCACGTACGCCGCCGCTTCCTCTGCCGTGGCGAACGATAGCTGGTTGCTGACCCACTTACCGCTGTTGTCGGCGATGACTTCGGCCTTATACGCCACTGGTTTCTTCCTCTGCTTTTTCGAACAACCGCCGCAACCGGGTTTCCCGGTCGACCTCGTGGATCTTGCCGGTTCTGCCAAGCTCGCTGAGCCGCTTTTCGGCATCGACCCTGGCTACCCCACCCCCGTTTGGTTTTGGCTCATCCTGGGGCTCCGGTGAGGCCGTGGCGGCGATCTCCTGGGCGTCCGCCACCAGCATCCTGGCATAGCGGTCGATCTTCTCCTGCCAGCGGCCGACCAGCCGCGCCGCATTGCGGGCTTCGATCTCGGCCTTCATCGCCCGGTCGGTCAGGTCGTGAACCTGGATGCGCAGCCGGTCAGTCTCGTGGACCGCCAGGGTGATCTCCTCGTGCGCCTTGGCCAATTGCTCTTGCGCATGCTGCAATTCCTTGCGCAGCACGGCGTGCTCTTCCAACAGGTTCTGGTGCGCGTCGAGCGCCGCCGTGATCGGGCTGTGTCGGTCAGTCATGTGGTTCAGCCTCCAGGGTTTCAGGCTGCCTTGCGGCGAACCACCCGTTTGAAGTTCAGCACCTTGCTGTCCTTGGTGAAGGTCATCTCGTAGCCAAGCGAGCGCGTCACCGCCATGATCGTGCAGTGCTGCGGCCGCTTGGTCTTGCCGGAGAACCATTGCCGCAAAGTGTTGGCGCTGACGCCGCTTTTGACATGAACATCTTTGTAGCTGACGTTCTCGTCGCTGATGATCGTACGCATCTTGTCGATGACGGGATCATGGTCTTTGAACGAATAGCTTAAGTACTGACTCATCGTCCTTGCCATCAGGTTGCCTCGCCTCTTGTTGTAAGCGCATATGTCCCAGCACTGACGCGCCTAATCAGTTTTTCTTTCTTCAAATTAAACAACACGCCGTACGGCTGCGTGACAAAGCCTGCTGCCCGCATAGCGATTTTCACGTCTTTTGACGTGACTGAGCCTTTGCTTTCGCGAAACAGCTTCAGCACCAGATCGCGAATAGTCGTCCCCGGCTCGTGTTTGCCATTGGGGCTGTCATCGTGGCCATTGAGCAGCGGCCGGGATTGCATGCCGATGCAGCCCGCTTGCTCCAAGCGGCGCATCACATCCCACAGATGCTTCTCGGGGCACATAGCCTGGATTGCGAACATCTTCATGAGAACAACGACGTGGTTGGCACTGCCGAATTCAAGGTCTTGGCCATGTTGCTGGCCTCCTTGCGATTGCGGTAAGGTCCTGATTCTTCCTTACCGTTCTTGACGTAGAAGCCCAGCACTCTCTCAGTGACGATCCACTGGCCGGTCGGCATGATGCGCTTGGCCGGTCGCGCCGCCGCCCACGGCTTCGGTGTTTTCTTTCGTCGCGATGTCGAAACTTTTTTCTTCTTTTTCGCGATGGCTACCCATTTACGTTTTTTCATAGTGCTTCAGTATCCTGTCTACAACAGCTCCGATAATGCTGTCGGCTTCGCCACGACAATTGCGGGTGATGGCATTGGCAATGGTCTCCAACGGAGTGCCATGCTGCAGCGCCAACGATAGCAGGATCGCGCCGTCGCGGGTGATGGCGTCCATTTCGGTGCCGACCTGGGCTCCGCTGATGAACACTTCCTGAATTTGCCTGCGTCTGTCAACATGGGCGTAACCGATGGTGACGCTGTAAGCACTACGGTGATTGCCGAAATGCAGCTCGAAAGTTTCATTCGGTCGGCGCTGCGGCAGGGTCAAACGGTCGGTCATGACGGGCGACATTCTTTAAGCCAACGAAGCTGTTGCGCTTTGCTCATACGTTTTCTGGCAGCAATTGACACAGCTTTTTTAAAGTGTTTACTGCTGTCGCGCATCTTCTGTCGCGAAACTTCCGAGTGTTTTTTCCCGTAGAACGGGTTATCGGCACCCATACGCATTCGACTCAGTTTTACTTTCAGTTCGAGTGGCTGCTTGCGTCCTCGACATGCGCCGCCGTTGCCATGGTTGTGTCCATCAGGGTTGTTGTAGTTATTATCTGTGGCGTTTTGCGAAGCAGTTATACACTCAACATTGGAGCGATGGTAATCTCCCATGTCACCTTTCCGTGCCATCACGAATTGATGACGCTTGCTGCCGCGTTTAGTAAGCCATTCCAAACCAAGATGTTCCTCCCACCAAGCGACCCAATCTTCAAATGTAAAATGAAAAGCAATGCCACGTTTACGGCTCTCCATTCGTTGCCGACGAAAAGCATCAAATCTCTTATCTTTGTAGGGCATTAAACAACCCATTTCTTATAGTCGTCGCCGGTGATGGCATCGCTCAGCGACATCTTGTTGCGCAGCGCGCCAAGCACTTTCTCTTCGACGGTGTCGAGGCAGACCAGATCGTAATACAGCACGCTGGTCTTCTTGCCGACCGCCTGGGCGCGCTCTTCGCTCTGGGCGCGGTGCTCGTAGTTGAATGAGTTGGTGTAGTAGATCACCAGATCGGCGCTGTCCCAGGTACGGCCGCGTCCGCCCGATGCCGGAGTGGCAATCATGAAGCGACACTTTGGGTCATTCTTGAAGCGCGCTTCATCGGCCTCGCGGGTGTTGCGGTTGCCGCCCCAGAACCGGGCGCAGCAGCCGGGGCCGTAGGTCTTCTCCAGCACCGCCGCGATCTTCTTTACGTCGTGGTCGAACGTCGCCCAGATCACCGCCTTCTTGCCCACCCATTGCTCCAGAATGGCCAGCATTTCGGTGGTCTTGTTCTCGGGAATATCGACCGTGACGTCACCGTCGCTGGTGGTGTGACCGGCAACGATTTGCTGCAGCCGCAGCAGATGCGTCAGCACGTTCTGCGAGGTGACGTATTCCTGGTTGCCCAGCTTGGTGCGCGCGTATTCCTTCATCTCCAGATAGTTTTGTTTCTGCTTGGGCGTCAGCTCGACGTGGCGCACCATGTACTGCTTCTCCGGCAGGTCAGTGCAATCCTTCAGCAGCACCCGATACGAATGCTTGGCGATGGTGGCCTGCAGCTCGTCGAGCCGCTGGAAGCCCGACACGATCTCGATGATACGGCCGTTGCCGGTCTTGATCTGCCGGGTGATGGCGTAGCGATCCTGGAACGCCTTGAGGTCTTTGAATTCGGCAAAGATGCGCTTATCGAGAAAATTGAACTGGGTGTAGATGTCGAGCGGCGACTGCGGCGTCGGCAGTCCCGAGAGAATGCGGCGGCGCTTGCAGTGCGGGGCCGCTGCCAGACAGAACTTAGTGCGGTTGGCTTTGCCGCTCTTGATCACGGTGGATTCGTCGATCACCATCATGGTCGGCGCGGCCTTGATGAACCGCGCGCACAGCGCCTGGGCGAACTCGACCGTGGACAGCGCCTCGATGTTCATCAGCAGGATCTTGGGGCCGCCCTGCTGCGGGATGCTGGCGAGCTTCTCGCGCGCCGCCGGGCCATCCTTGGAATCCCACAGTAAGAGCTTGACGCGCTTCGCCAGCTCGTCGCTGAGATGCTTCTCGGCATCGACCTTCCAGGTGCGGTAGACACCTGCCGGGGCGACGACGAGAAGATGCTGGATCTCGCCTTTGGCCTCCAGCTCGCCGAATTCGTCCAAAATGGTCTTGGTCTTGCCGGTGCGCATCTCCATGAAATAGGCGATGGCGGTGCGCTCGCGGCCTAGCTGAAGAGCAGACTCTTGATGTTTCCAGCGGGGGAGCTTCGGCGTGTACCCTTTGGCTCCAGCCAGTACCAGACCTGCTCCCGGCGCACGCCCTCCCGGCACAGCTTGAACGGCTCGTCGTTGTCCGCGATCTTCTGCGCCAGCCTGATCATGATTGTGGACAGGATATTGCGCGGGTGCTTCACGTCCCATTCGGGATTGTGCTTCAACCGCACGAAAATCAGTTGTTTGAGGTTGACGCGGCCACCGTCCTGCGGGATGGCGGCGAACAGCTTGCGCTCCAGTTGATTGTACTTGCGCAGCGGTTCGGTGCTCAGTTCCATAGCTCATGACTCCAACATCCTTTTTGTCAACAATGTTGACATAGTGCAGGACACGGGCGCTGTCAATGCTTCATCTTCGAAGGTGCGTCGTCGGTGTCCAGCAGGAACTGCAGCGACTCTTTGATCATGTCATCGAAGTCGGCGACTTTGATGCAATCGCGGCAGATACCCACCACCATGCGGGTGTTGGGGTCGTCTAGCTCCGGCGTCAGCACGATCATGCCCAGCGGCTCGAACACATGCGGGTCGAACTTTATGCTGCGATTGGGACAGCGCGGGTTCAGGCAGTGGCAGTCGTGATCGCCCTGGTCGATGTAGGCCGCCCAAGCCACCACCGCCTGCATCACGCACTTGGCGTTGCGGTTGCCGCGCCGGGCAGCGTCGTCGAACCGGCCGATATTATCCGGCGTGACCAGATAATAACTGCTGAGAATGGCTTGCTGGCTCATATCCAGACCTCCACGATAGTAGCGTCGTCTCCGACTTGGCGCGGGGTGTAGATCAAGCCAAACGGCAGCAGGGCTCGCACTTCGGCCAGAGTGTCGGCGGTGTACATATCGTGAGTCGGGGTCACGCTGTGGGTGCCGACCTCGAACCGGCGTGCCACGAATTGGCCGGGATGGTCTACCGGGTTGTGGTAGATCGTCCACATGTGAAGCACGGGCTCGGTCATCAGACTTGATCGGGCTTGAGCTTCAGCCGCACCATCAGCGTCACCAGCTTGCCGATGGCAGTGGAGATCGGCACGTCTCCCGCCACCAGACGATGCCCGGTGCGCTGGCTCATGCCAAGCCACTGTCCGACATCCGACGGGGTTAACCCCAGCTTTTCGATGGCCAGGGCGAACTCGGCCGAATTCATCTTGCCGTCGAACCACGTCAGTTCGCTGCGGGTCATCGGCTCAAGCTGACGCGCGATGTCCTCGCGAACTTGCATCTTCAGGACCGGCGGCTTCTTGAAGCGCGGCCGTCCAGCTTCCTCAGTTTTGTACATGGCGCAATACTCCTCGCCTTTAACTTAAGACATGCTGTCTATTTTGTCAAGAGAACAGCTTGCTGGGGTACTTCTGCTCGGCGTAGCGCAGGCGCGGGCCGCCGCTGTGCTTTTTATCCCAGATGAACCATGCGTGGTTGAGGCTGCCGCTGACGCCGTTGAACCAGCGAATGCGGTTGAGCAGGGTCAGCTTGATGGCAAAGTGCGGGCAGTCGGCAAACACCGCGCGCCGGGTCTTGCCGCTGTCGTAATCGACCGGCAGCAGCATGGCGATTCTGAGGTTGCAAACCTGCAGGGCGCGTCTGATGAACAGCAGCGCATCGCGACCGCCGATACCAAATGGCGGGTTGGTGACGATATTGCAGTTAGGCCAGCGAAACCTGTCGGTCAGGAAATTATATTGGTTGGTGATGTCGTCACCGACAGCGTGGTAACCGTTGGCAATCAGCACGTTGAGGATCGCGCCGTCGCCGCAGGCCGGGTCGCAGACCCGGTGCTGAAAGCCGACGTGATCGAGCAGTGCTTGAGTGGCTTCCGGTGGCGTGGCGTAGAAGTCATTAGGCTTGCGTGGGTAGTCGGCACCGCGCTTGGTCACTTCATCCTCTTCACAGGTACTGCGCCTTTTCCTTCGCCGTCAGTTCGCGGATGTGCACGTTCATCCAAGCGTCGGCCTTGACCAACCCGCGCTTGGCGTCCTCTTGCAGTTGCTGCTGCCGCAGCATGGCGCGAGTGTCGGCCAGTTCGCGGGTCTCGAAATCTTCGTGGCAAATGCCATCTCCGCAGGGGAAGAGAACGCGATACTTCACGGGTTCACTCGCTTATTATCAACAGGGTTATACCTGTCATCGAACAGGTAATCGTAGGGGTTTTGCACAGGGTTATCGACAGGTGTCTGCTGCATCGGTTTCGCAACCGTACGGCCAACGGCTTGGGTGTAGATAATCAGAAATATCCCCAGGTAAATAACAGTGAACCACAGTGCTGCAGTCATTGAACTTTCTTCTCTTTGTTCTTGCGGTCCCAATACCGCAAACAGGTGCCGACACCCGGGATCAGGTAGGCCATGTCGCTGCTCATGATCAAAAGGCTCAAGGCTCCGAAGCCGACGCAAATTAAAAAACCCTGCCAGCCTGCGTAATAGGCGTAGTAGGCAGTGGTGGCGATCATGCCAAAGACGGCACCGTAAGCGATGAGATAGTCCCAGAACCACGGTTGCTCATCGAGCCAAACGAAAAATCGTCTGATCATTTCCAAGGGTTCCCGGTTTTCTTGGCATCGTATGCTTTCAACTTACGCAGGATACGTGAGATCGCGCTGTAGTTAAGCCCGAAGCGTTCGCCGATAACTCGCAGCGAATACCCAGCGCGGTGCATTTTGACGACCCGCGCCAATTGTTTTTCGGTCAGCTCTTCTTCAGCACGTGGCCCCATACGCCTATATCTTCATCGTGGGAGCGCCCCTGCTACGGGGCTCGTTTCAGGGACGCTCCCGTCGATCAGCGCCGGTTAGGCACCGATAGCGTTAGCGGGGACAGAACCACCCGCACGGCGTTTCTGTTTCCACGCACCCCAGAGCGCGAGCCCGCCGAAGATCAACCCGGGCAAGCCAGCACCGGCAAGGGGTCCAGGCACCGCCGCTGCCGACGCCGACAGCGCGCCACCGAGATTGGCCGCACCGGCACCGGTGGTGACGATGTGGAAATCGACACTGGCGTTGAACGTCCCCGGCAAATTGAAGGCGTTCAAGCTGGAATCGTGGCCGCCGCTGACCGGCCCGGTGAACGTTGACGACGCGATGATCTGATTGTTGATATCGGTCGAAATCGTTGCGGTCCAGCCGCTCGACAACCCGGTGGCGTCGAAGCCACTGAGCAGAGCCGACAGCCCAGAGCCGGTCACGCCGATACCCAGCACCTGGAGGTCCAGGGTATGCGAGGTCGTGCTCTGCGACTGGATGTCGATAGTCTGGCCCTGAAGAATCCCAGGAGCAGGCAGCGTGCCCTGGGTCGCCCCGGTAGCCAGGATGGTGAAGTCGCCGAACACCACCGGCCCCAACGTGGCCGACGACTGCCCGGTAGCGATAGTCTGAGTAGCACCGCCGTCTTCCGACGCGGTGAAGGTGATTGACGCCGCCCTCGCGGTGGCAATCGTTCCCACCACTGCCGCAACGGCGACAGCGGTGAGCAACAGTTTTTTATGCATGCATGCACTCCTCTGATCGAGCCCGGCACGGCCGTGCCGAACTATCAGTCAGGGTCGCCCCTAACCGATTCCGGTTTTTCATAGGCCCCTCAACGTCACGCCAACCATCACGACAACGGCCAGCACCAGCATCCAAATCAGCCAGCCGTTCCCTGACATGTCATTGCTTCAGCCGGGGGTCGTTGCCGTCCATGTGGCGCAGCTCGTGGCCGCTGGCGTCATACAGCGTACGCGCGCCGTCTTTATCGACCACCATCGACGCCAGCAGCGTGCCGTCGGTATCGCGAAAGTAGACGGTGTTGCCGGTCATCGTCGCGGTGCCGATCTTCTCATTGTTGAGATTGACCATCGGCACCGTCTTCGGCCCCGACGACGGCAGTGGCACGACTTGCGGGATTTGCAGCGGCTTGGCGGGATCTTGCTGCGCTGACGCAGCGGTAGTCAGAATTAGTAACAGAAGTAGAGTTCGCATCTTAAGCTCCTTGTTCAGTTCTTTGTCCTAACATTGTTAATAGCAACAATGCGCGGGTCGCCAGCGATTTGCAGCCGTTCGGCATCGGTGGGATCACGCAGTTGCAACGCTTTGGTAAAGACCATGATGTGCCCGCAATAGAAACAAACGGTGGCATCGCCTGCCGTGGGGGCCGAAGCGTCGAACGGGTTGTGTGCGGCGCGCACCATGCGGCGGCAGTTGGTGCAACGCGCGCCGGGAACGTCAACGGTAGTGCCGGGCCTCGTGGGCTTCTGGCTTCCCGGTTGCCGCATCACTGTCACATCCCACTTGAAGTAGCTCCTTCTCATCCCGCCGTTGGAACTACATTGCTGGCACGGTCACCTGAGAGGTGGAAGCCGAACAGATGACCGTGACGGGACAGCCTGGACCTACGCGAAGCGGCGGTTCCTACGCCGTTTGTGGAAACCCCACAATCCCAAACCGGCCGCGATCAGGCTGGGAAGCCCCGCACCTGCCACCGGCCCCGGCACCGCCAGGGGAGAGGCCACATCGACGCGGTAGTGTTCGAAGTCGGTGATGGTGCCGCCGACATCAAGGAGCGTGAACTTGTTGATGGTCTCACCGTTGATCGCAGTCAACGTGAAGCCATTCTGGCCAGGACCGAGTGGGCCAAAGAGGGAGAGCAGGTCGAAGGTGAACAGCTTGGTGGTGCCGTTGGCTTCGTTGGCCGTCACGCCCACGGTCACGTCACCGGTGCCGGTGATCGAGAACACATCGGTCTGCGTCGGCAGCACGGTCGTGCCAGCAGTGTTGAAGACCTGGACCGACAGGTTGGTCAGACCGTCGGCCGTGATCTTGAGATCGTTGCCGCTTTGCGCGCCAACGAAGTTGGTGCAGCCACCCAGGCAGTTGAAGTCAACGAGGCCTGAATGCTGGCCGTTGAAAGTGCCGACGACTTGCGTGGACGACGAGGATTGAAACACCACGTTGTCGCCGGTGCCCGACAAACTGTCATTGATGATAACGTCGGCTTTCGCCGGAAGTGCTGCCATCAGCAAAGCGGCTGACGCCAGGAGCAATGCGCGTTTCATTATGTCGTTACTCCTATTTACGGACGGGATTGTCCGCGATGCTAGCTTCCTCCAGCGTGGTAGAAGCTATTCCGGGTTTTTAACACAAGTCTGGCAGGCGAGTTTCTTGTTGATTGTTTTGTTTTCGGCTTGTCCAAAAGATAGCGATTGGGGTATTGAGGAGACTTGTACTCTTTCAACACTCCTTCTTGCCCGGCGTCGGCTGTCACCCGCGCCGGGCCTTTTCTCACTCATCCCCCTGCAGATTCTTGTAAATCGCCGCGTGGGGATAGGTCTTGCCCGCGCCGCAGACCACGCAGCAGCCATGGCCGAACGCGAAGCTGCCGTGGTAGCCTTCGCAGAAACCGTTGCCACAGTGCTTGCAGTAGCGTGCAGTCTCGACCCGGCGGCGGAAGGCATCTGCGCACAGACGGCAGGTCGCCCAATTGCCCGCTTCGATAACTTCCTGGGCGGTGAACTTCTTCGGCGCGGGAGGCTGAGCAAACGCGACTGGCATCGGCATACGCGGTACTCCTTGGTTTTGTCAATCTGTCATATTCGCTTCAGGGCTGGGCATTGTCAACATGTTTGACAACGTAGTCGGTGATGTTGAAGCCGACGCCGGTGTCGCCCCGCACATGCTCGTGCACCAGGATGCGCCTGCCTCCGCATTCACTACAAGCCTGCTCCTGGGTCCACAGATGGACGCCGGTGGCGAGAAACGCCGGGCAGGTAGGTGAGACAGGGTTGCGCCAATCCCGCCGCCAGTGAGCCCGTACGGGACCGCCAGCGCGCTTCACCATCGAGCCTAAGGTTCGCGCCGCCAGCGCAGGCTGCGACTTGCGCGGCACGTTGATGGTGATGGTGTGGTAGTCGAGGTAGCTGCGAACGCGCCCCTTGCCCAGGAAACTGCCGGTGGTGAGCACCGGCGTGGTGCGCACCGGGATGTCATCGATGCAGGCGAGGAAGGCCCAAGCTCGGCGCATCACGCCAACCCACTCCTTGATTAGGTTGATGATGGTTTCCTTGTTCTCCTCGCGAAACACCTGTGTCGGCACCCACGGTGAATTGGTGATGCTGATGTGACTGTCGTCGTAGTTATAGATCCCGGTGGCAGAGGCACCGCTGTTGCTGACCAGCGAACGCCACGGCGGCACTTCGTCGTTAATGGTCCAGCAGTACATCACCGGGAAAGTCCAGATTTGAAACCCACGTGCATCTGGCTCCGGGCTGTGAGTGAACACGCTCATACACAGAGCATTGCCGCGCTGCTCGATCAGCCAGCCTTCGGTCTTTGGCATCTGCTCCGGCGGTGTGTAGCGGCCCAGCAATTCATTGCTGCGGCTCATGGCGCGGCGCAGATCGTATTCGATCCAGGTGATCTCGTGCGGCGCACATGCGCTGACCCGCAGCGCCTCCAGCCGCTTGAGCCGCAGTTGCTGCTGTGCAGCCGTAGCCGGGGCAGGCAGCAGCGGCTGCTGCTCTGGCACCATGTTCTTGAACACGAAAGCGCGGGTCGCCAACTCGCCGAGAAATTCCGACATCGATTCGTCGAGGATAAAACGTTTCGCTTTCATGAATTTTTGTCGGAGCGTGAGATTGTCGATCCAAGCGGTTTTGGTGTCGTTGCGAAACGTCTCGCGGTACAGCATGCCGATCAGGTTGGGTGCCTGCGTCATGACAGCCTCGTCTGCTGGTGCTGGCCGATGTAGCCGATCACGACCTGCTTCTTGACTTCGTCAAAGAAGAACGCAATGCGAATAGTGTGACGGGCGTCACGGTTGCCGCCGTAGGCTAGATGCTCACGCAGCAGCACGGTCTCGCCGCGATATTTCACTTCGTAGTCAGATTTATAAAACCCCATTGTTACTTCTGACTGATGCGGCGCATAGGAGAAACCGCAATGGCCACGGCAACTGGCGTCGAGATCGGCGCAGCGTTCGGTGCCCAGCTTGGCATCGCGGTAGGTGCTGGCCAGCCAGAGCATTGCCAGATACAGCTCCTCGCCGTGCTCGAACCGTTTGGCCTCCTTGGTCACCCGGTTGTCGAGGATGGTGATCGCCCCGTGGAAATCCAGCCGTGCGCTCAGCAAAGCTTCGTCGGCGGTCATCTTGTAGTCAGGCATGGTTGTTAACTCGACGCCTTTGTGGATGGCATCGACATAGACGCCGAGATAGGCACGTCGCCAACGTTGGGCCTCCTTCTCGACCGCCTCCGATTGTTTCTTCAAATCGGTTGGCATGTGTTCCCACACGTACTTCTGGGCATCTTCATAAGCCGCCTTGTAGATTTCATCGAAACGCTGATCGACAAAGGCGTTGGCACGGGCCTTCATGCGTTCCCATTCCTTCTGGGCCGAAGCGTCGAACATCTCCATGCCGGTGGAGATCGCCAGCTCGCGGGCGGCTGGCGGCAGGCTGTCGATCTTGCGGTCGATGGACTTCTGACGTCGGCGTGCAAAGCGGTTCATCGTCGTGGCTCCTGTTCAAGAAGGTGTTGGATGATCGCCTCGATCTCGTTGGTGACCTGGGTAATCTTGCGCAGCCGCTTGGTATGGTCGGCCGCAGCGCAACTGTAAGCGCCGTGGCCTTGGGTGTAATAATCGCGACCGTGCGGGGCGGCGAGGCACATGGTTTCGTAGGCTTCGCGCAGCCGCCGGTGCGCGCAGGTGTACTGCGACAGCAGTTCATCCCGGCTGGTACCGTTGAGGTGCACAGTCGGCATCGCGTAGTCGTGTTTGATTCGTCGGCTCATAGCTCTAACTTCCTGCGCCAGTATTCGAAATCGGGATGGGCTTCCCACTCGGCAATGGTGACCACCACCGGCTCTTCCCCGCACGAGGGGGTTTTGCTCTTCCAGCTATTGCAGTGTTTCCAGCCGCCCTGCCAATTCTTGGCAGGGACACCGCAACGAACGCAGATCAAGTTCGTGGTTCGTCGTAACAAATCAACCATGTCAATCGACCCTCGCGTTTTGTTCACGAGCCCGGTCGGCGTTGCAGTACGGGCAGCCGCCCGGTTGGCATTCGGTGCGGGACAGGCGTTGCAGCAACGTTTTCAGCGTTGTCCTTTCACTACCATGGGGGGCGTAGCGAGCCTGATACAGTTGCAACGCCGTGCTAAGCACTGTGCGTTCAGCATAAGTTTTGAGACGAAACTCGTTTAGTTTAAGTCCCACCTCAACCTCCTATCTTTAGCCAGCGGCCGTCGGGTTGCTGCTTGTAATGTTGCCCTGCGCCGGTGCCGAGAACGCCGATGCCGTAGATGCGCCAACTAACCATCGACATGGTGGCCCAAGCGGTGTGGCCATGCAGCTTGCCGTCCACGAACTCATCGAAGATCGGCACGCCGAAGTCGTCGTGGGTGGGGACATCCCCCATCCAGTAGCGCGGTTTGTCGGTCATGTGGTGCTCTCGGTTATTGACCTAACGAACAGCTTGGCAGCAGCCAAGGATGGCGCTTCATGCAACACGTCGCTGCCATCCAGACGTGGCATCTCGACCCGCCAGATATCTCTGACGCGCTTGATTGACCCAACAAGGATGTTGCTGTCACGAATGATCAGCACAGTGTCCTCGTCAACCAACTGAAAGTCCATGTTCAAATTTCCCTCATGGCTTGATTGGATGGTTATCGGGTCCACAACGTCGCTTGTATGGATCGTATTGCTCGCTTAATGCTTTGGATTCACAGATCCACTTGCTGGTTGATAAGTACTCGGCGCTGTCGCGCGCGACCTCGTACTCGTGATAGCCGTATTCCGCGCCACGCAGCACGCCGGTCGCCAGCACAATGCCGGTGGCGATTTGAAGGATCAGTTTCATGCCGCCACCAACACTTTGCCGTTGCGAGCAGTGGAACGGAAACTGCGCACGACGTTCGTGGAGGTGTGCGCGGTGCGGTACTGGACCGAAGTGTGCTCCTCGACCAACTCCTCGATCTTGGCCTTGAAAGCCTTGTCGCGAGTGTCGCGTTCAGCATCGGAGATGGTAAGCCGGAACAGCTCGCCCTCGTAGGCACCCGGGCCTAGTTCGTTGAGCATGGCCTTCATGGCCTTCTCCTGGGTCTCCAGTTCGGCGATCTGAGCTTTCAGCACGCCGAAATCGTCGATTAGTTTCTTCAGGTTGTTCATGGTCTAGGTTCCTTGGTTACGCCGCAAAGCGCGGCACGAAGCAGTCGTTCAACTTGCAGGCAAAAAAGTCCAAGTGTCGGCGGATGCCGCCGATGTCGTGGGCAAAGTTGCTGTCGTCGGCTTCGAGCAGTTGCTGCAACCGCAACGGCCGCACCTTGCGATGCACGCAATCCACCTCCAGGGCGATTGTTGTGGCAAACTCATGAACTTCATCGGGTTCGACCTTGGTGTGCTTGGCATACAAAGCCGCAGCGCGCTCGGCGATGGCAGCGATCAGTTCGATGTCGGTGAAGGGTTTAGTGTTGGTCATGGGTTTGGTTCCTTTCCAGAACACGTACATAAGACACGGTGTCGAATAACGCAAGAACTATTTTTTCCCGACGCTGAGAATCTCGCCTTTGTTATTGGTAACAATCGGGCGTGGCAGCGCCTGCAGATAGCCGGTGATGAAAGCGGCGCGAGCGTCGGCACCGGCGATGTCGATGCGCTCCAGCTCGCCATAGGCCCCCAGGAATAGATCGCCGGGCTGATAGGCAGAGGCGACAGCCTCACCCCGGAAGAACGCATCCTGGATGTACTCAAAGTCGGTAAGCTGATTCAGCTTTTTGTAGCCACCCTGCTCGGTCATGTGAACCTCCTGGTGGGGCTTAGAGCCCCACCTTGCCAATGCATTCTGGTCCAAATCCAGAGGCGATGCTGGTGGGATGTGTCAACATCCTGCCGCAGCGGCCGCAGGCACCGGCGTGCCAGATCTCCAGGTCGCGGTGACCGAAGCCGAACTGCAGCTTCTCCCAGGTCCAGGCGAATGCCTTCACGCTGGGCGAATCGAGCGCGATCTTCGGCGCGCGGGTGAACACCAGCTTGGGCTGGGCGTGATCGGTGAAGATCAGCGCGAAGTTTTTGTACAGCCGCCAATCGGTGTTGTCGGGGCCGGTCAGCACCGACACGAAGTGCATGTGCTCCTTGCCCTTCTCCGCGCAGCGATCCACCTTGAAGGTGAAGTGAGTGCCGGTGCGCAGCGACTTGATGGTAAAGATGGCCTTGCCCGCGATCATGAACTTGAGCGCGTTCTCGGTGGGTAATTTATGGCCCTTGTCGGTGGCGATCTCCGGCTCGTCGAGCGCGGCGTCGTTGTCGAACAGTCGGTCGAGTTCAGGCATGACACTTGGTCCTTTCGTTGGCGTCGAAAGGATAAATAGACATATAGTCTATTATTGTCAACAACTATTTTGAAGAATTTTAGATCAACGAATCCAGCAGGTTACGACAGCAGCAGATGCTGGACTTGGCTCCAATCCCAGCGGCTGGGGCCGCCAGCCCAATGGTTGAGGCAGGTCACCTGATCGAGGCGCTCGGCGGTCAACCGCTTGACGATGCAGCCTGCGAACAGCCACAGCTCGTCCTTGGCCCGGCGCACCGCGATGAAGACCCGGCCCCCGGCGGCGGTGTGCTGCTCGATCCAGCCGACCTGGGCCGGGCGCAGCTCGACCCGCCAGTGCTCACACTGCTTGCACTCCACCCAGCCCTCGACGCCGTCGAGACAATAGTTGCTATCGGGCACGCCCATGGTGGCAGCACCGGTCTCGATGGTGGTCCAGTGGAATCGCGGCAGATGCTTGCGCAGCAGCGGGCGCAGCCCAGCGTCAGGAGAAGGGTGTCTCTTCCTGAACTTGAACTCCTCGTCCAGCTTCACGGCGCTCGACCTCGTCATTGATAATCTGATTGGCTACCATCTCCAACACGTCGGCGACCGCACGATACCGGCTTTCTCCCATATCGCTAGCGTTCATGCGCAGCGCCACCTTGCGAATCGATTCGGCGATATTCTCAGCTTCGGTCACAGTTTCAATGTCCTCCAGTAGTGCATGCGATTCATTTGTTGCAGCGCCACGGCATCGCAGTGCGGCAGCATCGGTCGCGGCGGCATCGGCCCGCGCACCGGCCGCATCGCCGGTGTAGGCGTGCGCTCGACGACAGGCAGAGGTGATTGCACTGATGGCAATGATGGCACTGCCAGGGTCTCAGGCACCGGCTTGGGCTTCCGCTGACGCGGCGTTCTTACTTTCTTCCATTCAGGAACATAAAACCTGGGATTCTCAGGATAGTATTTCTCGACATCGAACGGCGCGATGCCTGCCAGCTTTCTCCGGCGACGAGGATGATGCAACCTGCGAATCGCTTTGCCTTCGATCTGGCGGATGCGCTCGCGGCCAACACCATACATCTTGCCAATCTCATCAAATGAATGTGCTGGACAGGTCAGCCCGTAATGCAGCGCCAATACCCGATGCTCGCGCGCCGGAAGCATGCGGCACAGCCAGATGCTTAGTTTCTCTCGCCGTTCTTTTTCTTGATAGGCAAGCTCCGGGTCCACCGCTCAGTCCTTTTTGTAGCGGTCGCCCTGCCACGCCTTGGCCGCGATGGGAAAACCTTTGGCCCAATGCGGCACCATCTCCATGATGGTCCTGAACTCCTTGGCACTGCGTGTAGCCGGTGCCTCGGCGACCACCTCGTCGTGCACGGTCAACACCACCGGATATCCGGCGGCATTCACCCGCAGCATCGCTTCGGCCATGACGTCGCGCGCCAGCCCCTGCACAGAATTTTCAACGAGCAAGCCGCCATATGCCGAGATCCGGCCCCAATGCGACGAGTGGGTTTCCTCCTTGATCACGCGCTTGGCGTTGCTGGGGTTGATCGTGGTCTTGTAGGTTAGCATTGGTTTCTTCTCGCCCCACGGCGTCGGCAACTGCATCACTTTGGCATAAGGGTAGCAGAGGCAGCGGCCGCTCGGCAGTTGCATGTACAGGAACGGCCCGCGCATGCGGTAGCGAATGCGGCCGCAGCTGGTGATGCGGCCGGGCGACTGCACCGCACCGATGGCGGCCCATTCCATGGCAGGCCAGAACTCCACCGTGCGCGGGTGCGCCGAACGCCATGCTATTTTCAGTTCGTCGGCGCGCTCGTTGCTCACCTTAACGCCGTAACCGGCGGCCATGGTTTGGAAGGCACCGATGCCGCCCTGATAGCCGCAGTTATGCACAAGCAAAGGCCCCAGGCTCGTAACAATCATGAACCGATTGCGCGGCCCCGCATCGGCAATGTCGAAGACAGGCTTCAAGTTCGGTGATGCGGTCTTGCAATTGTCGAACTTTTCTACGGGTGTCTGTGTTGCTTTGGTGGGTAACGAAACGAAGGTTGCCCGGTTCGTAATTGCCGTCGGTGTTAACCCGATCCAGTTCAAGCCTCGGTTTATTCCAACCCGGCAACTTGGCAATATACGCCAGAAAGGCGCGACGATCTTTGCGCCAAGCTTCACAAACGCTGATGCCGCGACCGCCGTAACTGTGGTAACCGGCATCATTAGGGTTGCCGCACCGATTAATGGCTGCGGAGATCCGATTGAGTAATCGACGCCGGTGCTTGGCGTCGGGAACAATGTCAGCATAGCCGTGATAATGTTTGCGCCAGTGACCGGCTTTCTTTTTCGCGCACACATTACATGCAGTCGATCTGCCTTTGTGCAGGTTATAGAGGTGAACCGGGTGAGGAGCCGCGCCGCAATCACACTGAACGATGACACGCCACAAGCCGCCAGCAGACCCGTACGTGTAGTTGACCACGGTAAGCTGACCAAACCTGTCGCCAAGCTTTGGGACAGGATGTTTGCGTCGGAAACGAGTTGCTGCGCCTGCGTCCACGTTTCTTTGGTTAAAATTAAATGATCCCGCGTTAGCTCGGTGTCGCCCACACATACAACCGGGCGCACACCTTTTGCCACCAAACCGTTGTGAGTTACCCATTCAACACCATCCCACAATCTATCAGTTAAAGCTACATCGACGATGCGCTTAATTCCATTATTAGTTAATACTCGCGTATCAGCACCAAGACAAGCCAATTCCATCACCTTGCCGATCTGGCGCATGTGATCGTCGATCTTATCGAGCGGCACGTGAAACGCGCGTGAATAGGCAAGCTTGTAGATGTCAGGGCCGGTGCCTGCATCGTAGGCTTCGAACGCCATCACTTTCCAATTCTCATTGACCAGCCACGCTAGCCCACGGCCTTCAATGTTAGAAAAGTCAGCAGCAAACAAATGATTGCCGGGCGCAGCGATGATCATCCCTCTGATGATGTCGCTGATGACGTTGATCGGGCCGTCGAATATCTCGATGCCCAGCATCTGCTTACGGCGCACCAGATCGATCAGCACGTCTTGATTCTTATTCACCGGCCGCTTGATGTTTTGCGGTTGGAAACGACGCCCAGCCCAGCGGCCGGTGGTGGCAGCATGATAGGCAAGCAAACCACGCACGCGGCCATCGGCCGATGCGTCGGTCAGCAGCGCCTGGATTTTCTTGACGCTGACTTTGGACGCCTCCTGCCGGATCTCCAGCACCCGTCGGACACTGGGCGGCAGGTCGTCGCGCGCCAGGAGCTTGCCCAGCTCCTCCTTGGCGATGGAGCTTAGCTCCTCGTCGTCTTCGTCCTTAAGCCCGTGGCGTTTGCAGTAGTTGATGATCTGCGCCACGCTCGACGTGGTCAGCACCTCGCTGTCGGAAGCTTCGCGAATGTCCTTGTTGAGCTGCTTGAGCGCCACCTCGATCATGTCGCGCGCGATCTCGCACAACTCGCGGTCCACCAGCAGGCCCCGGTCGTTGATCTCCTGATCGAGCAGCCAGATCTTGTGCTCCTGGGCGGTGAGATGGAACAGCCGGTTGTGCAGGGCGCGCTCGACCTCGACGTCGCGAATGCAGTACTCGATCAGCCGTTGCAGCCGGGCCGGGTCGTCGTCCCACCATACGGGGTTACCGAATAGATCGATGCGCCGTGGGCGGCTCATGGTGAGCATTAGGCGATGGCCTTCGGCGTCCTTGCTCAGAGGAAGGCCGACCGACGAAGCCGCATCAGCGAGGCTCCCTGGCAAAGCCTGGGCATAGGCACGGGCCATGGTGCATCCCCAGGCCTGGGGCCGGGGCACCGACCAGCCGTACTTGGGGCCAAGCTTGTGCTGCCACATCAGCCGTTCGAACTGGGTATTGTGAGACAGCATGTTGCCGCCGTTCTCGATGTGCTCACACAGCACCCAGGGCTTGCGCTGCCCCGGCACCCAGGTCTGCACCGGGCCGTCGTCGATGGCGTAGCAGACGCACCAGATGTCGGTCTGGGGGTGAGCGGCGTAGACGTAGATGCCGTGCTTGCGCAGCTCGACCGTGGCACGCGATTCGATATCGACGAAGGCGTTGCGGGTCTTGGAGCCGACCAGCCGCAGCTTGGTTTTAAGTTCTTGCTTCATTTCACGAACACGTCCTGCTTGGGCGGCGCGAACCAGCGGCGGGCACCGTCGGCGAACTCGGCGACCAGACGATGCTCACCCAATTCGAAATCGGTATCGTCGATGATTGGCAGCACCCATGATGAACGCATCGGCAACGGCACGTCGGTGCGGCGCGCGACCAGGGTCATGCGCTTGCCATCCCACCTCGTAGACACCGCCCAGCCCTCACCCAGGTAGGTGTGCAGCTCAATCAGTTGTTGTTTTAGCGCCTTCAGATCGAGCACGTTTGCGTTCCTCCAACCACTTTGGCACCTCACATACCGCACAGCGCATCTGCCGAATAAGCTGCTCCAGTGCCGACAGCCGCTCGTCCTCGGTGTCGTACAATTCTATAAGCGCCTCGGTGCAGAGAGCAGCAGCGGCCGCAGCCACAACAATAACATCCACCCCGCCTGCCAATTGGCTGAATCGACGTGCCAGCTTTTTGAATTCTGTGGCGAACTCAGCTTCAGTCATTCAACCGTGAACCTCTTGCAGAATTGGTACTGCGATTTCTGCTTGTCGATGACGACGTAGTCGAGTAGCTCACGATCCCGCAGCAGGCGCAAGATGCGGCTGACCGAATCCAATGGAACGTGCCAGCCGATAGCGGTGCTGACGTAGCCCTGCAGCTCTTCGGCAGTGAACACCGTGGCGGTGCCAGTCTCCCTGGCATAGCGAACGATCAGCGGGGCGATGGTGTTGTAGCTCATATGTCGTCTTCGCCGGTATAATAAAAGTTAAATCTGTTGCATTGATTGCGCAAAGTTGCACAGCCACGCCTGATAGAAGCAGTTGAGGTTCCGTATATCTCGACACTCTTGCCGCAATCGCTGCAGGTAACGCGCACACCAGGAATATCGTCGGCGTAATCACCTTCCATCTCAATCTCTTCAACATCAACTCTGACGCGGTTCATGCAGCTTATCTTTCTTGATGAGAAGATCCAAATGTCGGCGCAGTCGCTGCCGCTCGAACACTGTCAACGCCTCTACTAGTCCACAAACATCACCATAGGAAACAGCCTGCTTTTTCTTTTTTGTTTTAGGCAGGGCACCGGCGGCCTGAGCAGCGCGCACGGCGGCAGCCGCGCTCTCGAACTCGCCCCTGCGGTAACGCGCGAAAAATAAGGGGGCTTTGTCGGCGAGCCTGCGCAACAGCTTTTCACGACTGTTCGAACCCTGCTTTCTTAACTGCAGGCCGTCGGCCTGCAGTTTCCCGCGTCCGCCTTTATTCCTATTTTCTTTTTGGAACACGGCGATCTCACTACGTAGTTCGTTTACGAATGTTTTAGTTTCACCCAATTCGTTTTTGCACAATTCATCCAACGCATCGAGCAAAGCGCCCAAGCGATGTCCGGTCACACGCCGAAAATATTCATCAGGTGTGCGATATGGTTCTTGCGGCCAAATCGTCCAGGGTTTTGGATCAGCACGAAACACCGCGCGAATTGTTTCCAGCGCACTCCTGACCGAGTTGGTGCTGACGTGCCGCACATGCATCTGCAGTCGAGCCGAGATGTTCTCAGCCCATTCGTAGGAACCGATAGACACGCCCTCGAACGGGCCAGTCATCGGCGGGAATTCATGCAACGCACTTTTACTCATGATCGCCAATTCATTTGTTTCTCTGCAAGCAGTAATGCAGCAAGCAGCCGTTCCAACGTAGCTGGATCATCGATATCTGTTACCTTTATTTTAACACCAGCAATGACTTTTGCTTTCGACTGTAAAATAGAAACCTTACTGCGCCAAATGGCTTCATTGCCTTCAAAACGACAGTATTTACTAACTATGCTTTTAGCTAAGCTACCAAACTGGCCCTGTTGTTTCTTCAATTGTTTATCAAGATTGATGATTTCTCCATTAGAACTTGGTGTCTTTGGAGCAGGCTTCGGCCCCGCAGGCTGCGGCCCGGGTGGCGGGGCGTTCGGGTCTAAGCGGAGGCTTCCGGCTTTGTACATGCTGATGATGGTTAAGTCAGTCACACCTTCAAGATCGTATCTTGCACGGAAGTAAGCAATGATATTCTCGTAGTTACCCGCTTCCTTGCCACCTTCGTGATCACGATAGCCATCCACGGTGGCATTGCGGATATCCCAGATCGGCTTGGGATCAGGCTCGTCAACCTCCTCTTCGTCAACTACATGCATGTCGGCTTCAGAATAACGGCCGCCTTGGCCTGTGATCGTTCGGTCAAACAACCGAAGCATCTTACAATCTTTCGGCATGATAATGAATGCGCTGATGCCGTCCCATTCAGACAATGGACGACTCAGCGTCTGCGCTCCTAGAGGCCCTTCGCGAACCACGCTGCCATAGATCAGCACTTTACATTCGGGAACATCGAGGCCGACAATACCCATGCCCTTGACTATCAGCACGTCGATATTTCCGTCACGAAAATCATTAATGCGGTCGGCTGATTCTTTATCAGTTTCTCCCTCGTTCGTCACACCAGTGGCGATAGCTGTTCGCAACGGTATACCACGAGCACGAGCGGCTTGTTCAATTATAACCTTGAACTCCCGGGCGTGTTTGTTTGAGTTTTTCTTGCTTCCGATTTTGATATCAGTATGGATGTCATAACCAGTTACTATCAGCATGCGCGCTGTACTGGTCCTGCTTTTTCCTCGCAAAAACATCAAGCGATCTATCGCAGCCTCGGCTGCCTTAACCATGAATTCGCTGGATTCAACAACCCCCTTAAGCTGCCCGCTCAGTTCTTTCTCAGCCAGTTTAGATAAAGGACCGAGACTTTTTCCATTAGTTTGATCGAAAACTTCAACGTCTATTTCCACAGCACTAGCTTTGGCCAAAGCCCCGATGCTGAACGCAACATCCCATTCAATTTTAAAATCGGCCTTGGTGCTGATGTGTTTTCGTTTGGTGCCTTCAAGTGTACGCATGAACCAGCGTCTTCTACCGTTTTCAATTCGACAATTCAACAACTTGGCTACCGCATCAATAGGATCGTCGTATTCATCAGTAAAACCCGGAAGCCCCGGAACCGGCGTGCCAGTAAGCCCAACAATGTAACCACCAGCATTGAGAATTTTAATCGCAAGATCCCCCCACGCCTTGCCGTTCTTGAAATACTGGCACTCATCGATCATAACCAAAATCAATTTGCCGCATCGCTGATGCATGTCCTCTATGCCGTCAAGAAACTGCTTCATGTTATCTGGTTGGCTAAGCAAACCGGCGGTAGCGACAATGAAATTCGGGGTATGCTTTTCGCGCCGCCACCAATTATAGGTCTTAAGTTTATGAACACGATGAGTGACAAACGGCAGGTTTGAAATGCCGTAGCGGTCAAACATCTCCGCTATCTTACCTTCTTCGCAAAGTTGATTTACGTTGTCTATAAAAGGGGCTATTGCAACCCCAGGCATGCCGTTGAGAATTCCAATCTCAATCGATGCCAAACGAATGATCGAACTCTTCCCCACTCGCGGTGGAATTGCTAGCGACGTGGTTGGTTTAACAATTGTAAGTTCAGTGGGCCTGAGCACTGCAGCTTTATATCCTTCTACAATTTTTTCAACGGCATCACATACGATTTCGGCACGCCTTTTGTTCGGGCCTTCCAGCAGTTTTGTATAACGCATTACTTAGATCCTTTTTGTCGATTGCAACGACGATGCGTTGCTTGCAGATTATAGTAAGCCGTCACACCACGTTTGACTTTTGGCTTTTTATGGTCAATCTCAAAGTCGTCCCCCATAGGAAGACCACACAACGCGCACAAACCTTTTTGCTCGGCATAGATTTGGTATCGCTGCCGGTTTGAACGAAGTGTGCGATCTGTTAGTTTCATTGGATAAGCATGCTGGAGCCTTGTTGGCATTGCATGCCTTGCTGGTTTGCGCCGGGCGAACTATCAGTTCGCCCGGCGTGTTGTTATCAGGAGAACACACTGTCGGCGCTGACGCCGCCGTTGCCTTCGTCGTGGGTGAAGTAATCGGCGAACTCGTCTTCGGCCCGGCGCTTGCCGCCACCAAGAACCTCGTCGTCCTCCAGCAGCACGATGTTGGAGAGCCCGATGCTGACGCCTTTGCCGCCGGTCGGGTGGCTCCAAGCGTAGAGCCCGACACTGACCCGGGCCCAGCGGCCGGGATAGACCTGTTCGTGATCGCTGCAAGTCACGCCATTAGGGAACAGCACTGTCGGCTGATACTTCGACGAGGTGCGAATGAGATGCGGGAAGTCCCGCACCAGATCGGGATTGCGGCCCTTGTCGGCGACCGCATGATCGAGGATGGGGTTCTTCAGGCCGGTGACCTTCGGCCCCCATTTGTCAACAACCGTGGCGGTGATCCACTTCACCAGCGGCTCGAACTTGCAGCCCGGCGGAAACAGCAGGCTGCACTGATATTTTTTCTTACTTTCGTTGGTTTCGCCGGGCGGAAGCACCGGCTCCCACACATGCGGGTAGGAGAGCTTGCACTTCGGGAGAATGAGCGAGCCCATGTTGTTAGGCAGGCATTCAAGCGGCTTGTCTTGCAAACTAGGCATGATTGTTTCTTTCGAGTTGACGAGTTGAGATGTTAGCGAGTTATGTTTGATCCAATATCACTCCTTGGCTACGGCTTCAAGCGCCTGTTTCAGTTCGGCGCGAGGGTCGATCTTCAGCGCCTCGCGCCGGTCGGACATCGGGGCCAGTGTCGGCGTTCCCGCCGGGTGATGCCAAAGGCCGGTGAGCTTGTCTTTCGATTTTTTACCCAGTAATTTTTCAGCCTGGGCCGGGGAGATCAGTTTCTTTGTAAACATCTGATCGTCGTCGAGTTCGTAGATCATCCTGAACAGGCCCTCGACCTTGGCCTCGTCGATCCACTTCCGATGCGTACGATTGGCCACCAGCTTCCAGCCGGTCGGCACCACGCCGGTGCTGACAGCCGCCTGCAGCGCAGCACTGCGCACCGCCTCGATCCAGCTCTCGACCAGATCGACTTCGTTGAGCAATTGCCCGACCTGATCGGGCGTCAATTCGGCGGCGCGTAGCTTCACCGGCGTCTCTGGCTCGATGCCGAATTCCTGCAGCGCCCGCTGCCGCGCCAGCTCGCGGATCTCCGGGCAGATCCCGGCGGCCGGGCACCACTCACACCACTCGCCAGCGGCACGAGGCGCGTCGTCGGTGAGCGCCAGCTTGGCGGCCTTGGCAAAGGCAGCCTCGTGACGGCGAAGCTGCTCTGGGGTCACGCTGGCGACTTTGACGGTCTCGCCACCGGCGCGCGGCTGGACGATGCCAATGGTCAATTCCAGAGCCTGGAACGGCAGCCGGTGCACCACGCCGCTTAGATACGTCAGCAGTTGCGGGTTCTCTTCGATGGCCACTCGAACCACCCGGCCGTACTTGAAGTCCAGCACCGCCACGGCTTTCTTTTTGGCGTTGGTCAAGACGATGTCGGCGGTGCCGAATTGGCCGGGGCAAAGGTGATCGAGCGCCACCTTCTGCTCGGTCTTCACCTGATAGCCGTCGTCGAGGAATTTATCGACGAGGTCGAGCATCAGGTCGACGCCGTCGCACATGTCGTCATCGACGGTGAACTGCTCGTCCTCGACCTGCAGCACCTCGCCGATATAATCGCGCGGCTCGGTGTTCATCTCGATGCAGCGCGACAGGATGGTGTGCGCGGCCGTGCCCTCATTTGCTGCCGTCGACCCTGGCTGCGGCGGCAGTGTCGCGATCAGCTTGATCGAGCCCGGGCACGGGATGGTGCGGTGCGCGCTCGACGGCGAGATCTTGGCATGGGCCGGTTGCTGGTCGCGCCACATCACGTTCATGCCAAGGCCTCGTTCACCGCATCGACCACCGCGCCGAAGAACTTCGGCTTGATCTCGCTGATGCGCACGACGCCAGCGGCTTTCTTCACCAGCGCGGCGGTATCCTTTTCGCTGAACTTCTTGACGTGTTTGGTCAGCGCGTCGCGGACGTCGTCGAGGGTGAGTTCGATCTCCAGCTCTTCCTTCTGCTCGGTGTCGTCGAACACGCTGGCGGCCTTTTCGGTTTTCTTAGGACGGCCGCGCTGTTTTTTGATTTCGGCGGCAGCCTCGGCCGCTTCGGCGTCGGCCTCGGCAGCAGCTTCAGCCTGGGCTTCGACAGCGGTCACCACCTTGTCGGTGTTTGTCAACATGCCGTTGCCCTTGACCGGGCCCGCCAGCAAGGGAGCGAGTTTCGCTTTGATCTCGGCTTCGGTGCCGATGAGTTCGATGGTGACTTTCATGTTCATGATGCCAAAAACCTTTGCGCTCGTGCAGGGACCGGGGCGTCACCGGCGAGACTATCCAACCTCGTCATGATCACCCGCAAAGTGGAGAGCTGGAAATTATGCTCCGGCCGTTTCAACTTAGCAAGCAGGGTCGTGTCGTTTGTCAACAGTACGCCGATGGTGGTGGCCTTCCAGCCGCGCTTCATAGCGTCATCGACCCGCTGATTGATCAGCTTGCGCAGCTTCTCGCGCTCGCGCGCTTCGGCCTCAGTCAGTTTTACGATCACGGTGAGTTCCTTTAAGTCGTTACTTGACTCCCCCATATACGAGGTGCAGACTCGCTTGTCAATATACCTCCCACCAGCGCCAACAACGAAGGTTGTGTACGAATGCCCGCCAAAACACCGAGTGGCATGTTAGCCATCGCGCTCGATCTCGCCAAGCAGGGTTACCGGGTTTTCCCCGTCAAGGAAGGGCGCAAGCATCCGCCTCTGATCAAAGACTGGCCGACCAATGCCACCGACAACCCGGTGCAGCTCATCCAGTGGT